AAAAACCCTGATTTTAAGGTTTCAACAGTATACTATCAGGTCGAAAACGGTCATGATCGTGACGGCCTTGGCAATGATGAGAATTATTTCTGGAAAACAGCGAAAGAAAAAGCACAACCTGACGATATACCAAATTTTTAGGTATAAATAAGTTAGATCAAGTATATTTTAATGCCTCAACAGCGGGTAAGTCAGAATTTTAAGGATATAAGTATGTCATTTGAGACTAATCCTCTCAATGACGACCTGATTGCCTTAAAAAATACAAGTGCAATTGCCCGTTCGTTAAGAAATATTGTTTTTACACAGCCTGGAGAAAAATTTTTTCAACCAGAATTTGGTTCGAGAGTGACAGAATCACTTTTTGATATTGCAGATGATGTATCTGCACTAACAATTCGTGATGAAATCCGAAGTTCAATCATAAATTACGAACCAAGAGTAAAATTATTAGATGTAACAGTCATTCCAAATCCGCGTGAGAATGAAATGAATGTCACGATTGAATATGAGATCGTAGGGCTTGATATTTCACCGCAGCAATTAGATTTTGTGTTACTTCCAACTCGATAAATGGCACTTATAAATTTTACCAATCTGGATTTTAACCAGATTAAAGACACATTAAAAGATTACATTCAAAGTAATTCGGAATTTACTGACTATGACTTTGAAGGATCAAATCTTTCAACCATTTTAGACGTATTAGCATATAACACTTACATTACATCATATAATGCAAACATGGTATCGAATGAAGTTTTCATCGATTCTGCAACTTTGCGTGAAAATGTAGTATCATTAGCAAGAAATATTGGTTATGTGCCTCGATCAAAGAAATCTTCAAGGGCAAATATCAATTTTTTCGTTGATATTTCAGATGTTTCACCAACTCCTGCTAATTTAACACTCAAAGCGGGGCCTGTAGCGAGCACAGGGGGTCAATTTAACGGTCAATCGTTCGTTTTTGGTGTTCCGGAGGATATAACTGTATCTGTAACTGATGGAATTGCTAATTTTGAAGATATTGAGATATATGAAGGTTCATATTTGGGTCAAAATTACGTATATTCTTCAAGAAATCCATTTCAGAAGATTATTTTACCAAATAGTGGAATTGATTTAGATAGTTTAGTAGTAAATATTCGTCCATCAACACAATCTTCACTTAGAACTACCTATAATCGACATGATAGTCTTTTTGATAAAGACACAGGAACAACAATAGACGGTAATTCTAACATTTATTTTGTTCAAGAGATTGATAGTGAAAGATATGAGTTAATTTTTGGTGATGGAATATTTGGAAAGAAATTACAAGATGGAAATGTGATTGAAGTTACCTACATTACGACAAATGGATCTGATGGTAATGGTATAAACAATTTTACTTTTTCTGGTTCAGTATCGTATGTAAGAAACTCTGTTGAAATATTTGTAACAAGTGGCATATCACTAATAACAAGTGAAACTCCATCGAGTGGTGGCGAAAGTATTGAGAGTATCGACTCAATTCGTAAGTATGCACCTCAAATTTATGCAACACAAAATAGAGCTTTGAGTGCGAATGACTATGAAGTGTTAATCCCAAATAAAATATACCCAGAAACAGAGTCAATTTCAGTATTTGGTGGTGAAGATCTTGTACCTCCTCAATATGGAAAGGTTTTTATAAGTATTAAACCAAGAAATGGTGATTTTGTTCCAAATCTTATCAAACAAAATATAAAAAGAGACTTGAAAAAATATGCGGTTGCCGGAATTGTGCCTGAAATATTAGATTTAAAATATTTGTTTGTCGAAACGAATAGTAAAGTGTATTACAATACTAATTTGGCACCAAGTGCTGCGTTCGTATCAACAACTGTACAAAGAAATCTAACGGCATATGCGGAATCGTCGGAATTAAATAAGTATGGTGCACGATTAAAGTATAGTAAATTGCTTAAAGTTATTGATGAGAGTCATGAGTCGGTTACATCTAATATTACAACCGTTGAAATGAGAAGAGACCTTCGATTAGCTATCTCTGAGGTTGCAGAATATGCAATTGACTTTGGAAATCAGTTTCACGTTCAATCTATGAATGGATTTAACATTCGTTCAAGTGCTTTTCGAGTATTAAATATAAACACAGATGTTTATTTGTATGATACTCCAGATCTAACTGGTGAAAAAGGACAAATATCACTATTTTCTCTAGATGAAGGATCATCAACGCCTGTTATTCAAAGAAGAAATATTGGTGTAATTGATTATAAGAAAGGACGCATCACTTTAGACCCCATAAATATAGTATCAGGTAAAACAAAAGACAATGTTGAAATTTTGGAGATATCAGCCACTCCTGAATCAAATGATATCATTGGATTGCAAGATCTTTACTTACAATTAGACAGTAGTTTTGTTGATATGGTTGTAGATGAGATCAGTTCAGGTGCTGATCCGTCAGGATCAACATATACTGTAACAACAAGTTACAAAAATGGAAACATCATACGATAAAAGATGTCCGAAAAGAGAGTTAAGTTAAGTCAGATAGTAAAAACCCAATTGCCCTCTTATGTACAAGAGGATTTTCCTTTGGTTGGTGAATTCCTGTCACAGTATTACACTGGACAAGAATATCAAGGAGGGCCAGTTGATTTAATTCAAAATATTGATTCCTATATTAAATTAAGCGAGTGTGGTAATTTAATAAAATCAACAAATACGACCGCAGCTGCTGGAATCACAACCACAACTATTTTTGTAAACAACACAACAGGATTTCCAGATAATTATGGATTAATAAAGATAAATGATGAAATAATAACCTACGAAAGTAAGACAGATAATAGTTTTGTTAATTGCGTAAGAGGTTTTAGTGGAATTACATCATTTCAGAATCCATCAGATCCTGAAAATCTTGTTTTTTCAAGTTCAACATCGGAAAATCATGAAAATAACACTACAGTTCAAAATTTAAGTGTTTTATTTCTTGAAGAATTTTTGAAAAAGATAAAAAAACAGTTTTTATATGGTTTTCAAAAAGATTTAGATGAAAAAGTCAATAAAGCACAATTTATACGTCAAGTAAAAGATTTTTACTCTACAAGGGGAACTGATGAGTCATTTAATATTTTATTTCAAGCTTTGTATGGGGAAAAAGTTGATATAATTCGACCAATTGATAATGTAATATCACCCTCAAATGCAAATTATATAAAATCAAGAGATATTATCGTAGAATCAATTTTGGGTGATCCAGAGCAACTTGTTAATCGCACTTTATATCAAAATGAATTTGAAAATATATCAAAAGCATACGCTCCAATCGCATCTGTTGAAAAAATTTCTGTAGGGATTGCAACTGAGGAGTATTTTAAATTAAGTCTTGATGCATCACCAGCCACAGGTGGATCTACAAATTTAATTTATGGTGAATTCTCAAATCATGCTAAAACAAAAATAATCGGACAAGTTGGCATCGCTCAAACTTTTATTGACGTAGATTCCACTCTCGGATTTCCTAATTTCGGAACTTTATCATTTTTATATGAGGATGGCACATCTGGGGTTTGCACATATTCAGATAAAACAATAAATCAGTTTTTAGGTATCAACACAACTGGAATCGCAGCGACAATATCTGACAATACTGCGATTGATCAAAATACTTTTGCATACGCAACAGATGGTTCTAATGATGATGGTATTCAAGTAAAGATACGTGGAGTTTTAAGCAATTTTATCATTCCACCAAATGTTAATAATCAATCAATTGGATCAAAAATAAAAATAAAGAATTTAGGTAAAATAGGAAATAATGTTAAAGAAAATAATTGGTTATTTAACTCTGCTCAAAGTTATGTTGTAAAGTCTTTAGAGATTGTTGACTCTGTAAATAACACATACAAATTGATTACTCAAGATGTTAATATTCTTCGGATTGGTGATCAAATTACAACTCATGAGACATTAGCGGAGGGCACTCAATGGGGTGATAAAATAACCTCCTCTTTTGAACCAGCATCAAATAAAATATACATTGTCACTGATGTTTTTGATAAAAACACTTGTCTAATAACAGGAACTGGAATATCCGATCCAACAAAAATTACAAAAGTAAGTAGAAGGATTTCAAAAGTTGATTCCGATATACATCCAGATTTAAATAAATTTACCGCTAATATTCAAAACATTTATATCAAACCAGATGGTGGGACGGTGAATGGTGTCCCATATTATGGCCCATCTCATGAACATCCTACAAAAGGAACCATGATGGTTGGTGAAAAACATGTTCCATTTTTCCACAATACAATTGATCCAATTGAAGGTCAAAATAAAGTTTACATTGCATCATCATCACTACCTTACACTGGTAATTCTAAGTTAAATCCTAAAACTCAAAAATTAACTTTTGGTGGCACTTATAATCGTAATGATGAAGAAATAAAAATATCCGATCAAGTTGACCATAATTATTTTACTGGAGACGCTGTGTATTATACACCTCAAAAGGGTGAGGTAAACACAATTGATTCTGAAGGTAAAACAATAAGACAAGAGTATATTATTAGTAGATTATTTGCTGAAGGTTTATATTATGTAAAAAGGATAGATGCGAACACAGTTAAGTTTGCTAAGAGTCAATCAGATATTTACAGTGGGATATTTACAAAAGTAAATCCTGATGGTGGAGTTGATTCTGTTACAATTTCATCAAATGATATTGAAAAGTATGAATTTCATGAGAAAGTTATTGAACCTCAAAAATTAGTTCGTGAGGTATCAATACCACTAAATGACTCAAAAAAAGTTGAGACAAAGCCTGGGTATACTGGAATATTTGTTGATGGTGTGGAGGTATTAAATTACAAATCAAAAGACTTCGTTTACTTTGGAATTTTGGAATCTGTAAACGTGGTAAAAGGTGGAGAGGGGTTTGACGTTATTAATCCACCGGTCATCGCTATAAATGACGTTGTTGGAAGTGGAGCGACTGCAACGGCTGCAGTTAGAGGTTCTCTTCAAGAGATACGAATATTAGACTCTGGTTTTGATTATATTGAAGAACCAATTATAAAAATTACAGGTGGAAATGGCACGGGTGCAAACGCTGCAGCTAAATTAAATAATGTGTCACATGAATTGATTATTAATGGTGATGGTGTTGGTCTTGGAACTGTAAAATTAGATGCTGCAGGAATAAATACGTCTTCAATAGGATTTACTACCTATCATCGATTTAGACCCGGTGAGAGAGTCGTATACGACCCTCTGGGAAGCACTCCTATTGTAGGGTTAGCAACACAGGCAACTTACTATGTGTCTTCAGTATCAGAATATACTGTTCAATTACATAAAAGTTATGATGAGGCGATTGCAGGAGTAAATGCGATATCATTTACAGATTTTGGAAGTGGTGTTCAATCATTTAAATCTTTAAATGGAAAAGCCATAGTAAGTTCTATCGTTGTTTTAGATGAGGGATCGGGTTATGAGAACAAAGAGAGATCGTGTGAGACAACTGGTATAAACACTTCTTTGAATATAGTTAATATAAAAAATCATGATTATAAAACAGGTGAAATTGTAAAGTATTCAGTAAACGGAACAGCAATTGATGGATTATCAACTGATAAAGAATATTATGTTTCAGTCATAAATGAAGATCAATTTAAATTAGCTGCTGTTGGAGTTGGAACTACAGTAAGTGATTTTTATCTAAAAACGAATCAATTTAATGAATTAAGAAATATCGGAGTTGGAACTCATACATTTAATTATCCACCAATATCTGTAGAGGTAATTGGTAGAGTTGGAATATCGTCAATATCGGGTAATACGTTCAAGGCATCTGTTCAACCTATTTTCAGAGGTGAAATAACATCATTACAATTAACAAACACCGGTGTAAGTTATGGATCTTCTGAGGTTCTTAACTTTAATCGTGTTCCTGAAATTAATTTAAACACAGGAAGAGATGCTGTTATCATACCAGTGGTGGCAAACGGTAGAATCGTTGATGTAAGTGTAAGTTATGGTGGAACCGATTACAATTCACCACCAGATTTAGTGGTATTGGGTGTGGGTTCAGATGCAAAACTCACTCCTCAAATTAACTCTTCCGGAACAATAACTTCAGTTAATATTGAAAGTGGTGGTATTGGTTATGGTGTCACCTCAACCAGTGTAAGGGTAGATGCTTCTGGTAAAGGTGCGGGATTTAGACCAATTCTACAAAAATGGAGAGTCAACCAATTTAGAAAAAATTTATCTAATTTAAATGATGATGATGTTTTTATAAGCACACCCACAAATCGTTTATTTGGACTTCAATGTTCATATACTTATGCACCAAGAAATTTAAGAAAAATATCATATGCAAACGATGCGGACGGAAATACCCTTTTTGGTAAGAAAGATTTACCTATAGTTAACGGAGTTGAAAGTAACAGTGATCAACACTCTCCTATTTTAGGATGGGCTTATGATGGAAATCCAATTTATGGGCCATTTGGATATTCAAGAAGAGACGGTGGTGATATAGTTCAAATTAAATCTGGATATGTTGAGGAGGCAAGTAAGAAAGATAATAGACCTCCCTTTAGCGCGTTTCCACCAGAATTTTTTGTAGAAGATTTTACTTTCAAAACATCAAATGATGATTCTGTTCTTGATGAAAATAATGGAAGATTCTGTGTCACTCCAGAATATCCAAATGGAACATATGCTTATTTTGCAACTTTTGATTCAACATCAGCTTCAGATGGAGTATTTAAAAATTTCAAAAAACCAATATTTCCTTATTTAATAGGTGATAAGTATAACTCACGACCTAATAAATTTAACTTTAGTCGAATCTCTAATCAAACTAATTTTGATATCAATAAATCAAACGCAATAAGAAATTCATATTCACTTGCGATGAATAAGGATTTCAGTGGATATGATTACTTAACAGAATCGTATAAATTTGTAAAACAAGATTCTAACATTGATTTTGTTACAAAAGGTGGAGTCAATTCTGTCGGAATAACATCTGGTGGTGTTAATTATAAAGTGAATGACCGAGTGATCTTTGATCGAAATGTTCCAAATTCTTTCGACGCACAGGCAAAAGTAACTAAGTTAAAAGGATCAATCTCAGGTATAAGTGTATCTAAAGAAAGCATTTCCGGGATTAAATTTTATAGAAATTTTGGAAGAACATTTGTTGGTATAGCATCTACATCACTTAATCTTCAAAATGGTGTTCAAGTTAATGTTGGTGGTTTATCAACGACTAGAGGAGATTTGATAGGTTCATATGTTATAGGTATTTCTTCAAACCGCCTTATTCTATCACAAGGTATCGGAACTGCCGGTGCAACAGGCATTGTTACATTCTTTAATGTTGAGGGGGTTATAAATGGCATTAGACCTAACGATAGATTTAAAGTGGGTCTTTCAACAGAGATAGTTAAGGTATTAGAAGTTGACACACTCTCATCTCGAATCAGAGTTTTAAGGCCAGTTGAAGCAGTCGGAGTATCTCATACTCAATCAACTATTCTTGAGGAGATTCCTAGAGTGTTTACTTTTTCCTCTGGAATCGAAACAAGTTTCCCTGTTAATGAAGAAAGAGAAATATACTTTAATCCAGCAAATTCAATTGGAACGTCACATGCTAATCCAGCAAATGAAACTGGGATAGGAAATACTATTACAATAAACAATCCCGGTGCAGGGCCTTCTACAAGATTAATTCCAAGAGGATCAATATTCTTACCAAGTCATGGATTAAAAACAGGTGACGTTGTTAATTATGAATTGAATGGTGTTAATGGGTCTGAAACAGCACCTAAAGTCAAATTCTTTAGTGCAACTCCTACAGTTGATTCGACGGTTGGTATTGGTACATCTTTATTTGTAATTAGAAAGACTGACAATCTAATAGGATTATCAACTGTCAAAGTTGGAATTGGATCAACTGGTATTAGATTTGGATTAGGTTTAACTGGTACACTTCCTACCTTTGAAGAGATACAATTCTTAGATGTTGGTATTGGATCAATTCACAGTTTAAGAGTAAAGAATAGAGATAAAGTATCTGGATCAATTACTCGAAACGTGGTCACTGTCGTAGGAACTGGCACTCATGGTTTGACAAATAATGATACCGTTTTCGTTGATATTAATACTGGAATTAACACAACAATAACAGTCAAATATAATAAAGTTCGTCGTAAAGCAGTGTTTAATCCTCTAGATTATGTTGCTGCAGGAATTGTTACAGGGGCAGCCACAGGCGGTATTCCAGATTCAATAAACATTAATGATCATAAATTAACAACAGGAACAAAAGTAATTCATACGTCTGATGATCCGATTGGTTTAGATAATAACAAGGAGTATTATGTTTATGTTGTAGATGAAAATACCATAAAATTTGTTGATAGTAAATATCAACTATCTCAAGATTTTCCAGAATTTGTTGGTATATCTTCAACTGGAGATGGGACAATTTCTCCAATCAATCCTCCTTTTACATTTTACAAAGGATCTAATGCTATTTTTGATTTAAGTGATTCATCTTTATCTTATACACAGAGTGCCACATCATATCCTGCTTTTTACTTTGATTTTTACAAAGATCAAAAGTTTAATCAAATTTATGAGACAAGCGGTGTTACAGCATCTTTTGATGTAACAAGAACTGGGACAGTCGGTGTTACTGGTGACGCAAAAGTAACTTTGAAAATTAATGAAAATACTCCAAAAAATTTATACTATAAATTATCACCAGTAAACGTATCAGATAATTTAACTGAAAATAAAGAAATAGTCATAGATGATGAAGTTTTATTAAACAATAATATTTCAACAAGAGAAAGTCTCTACAGTGGAGAATTTAATATAATTTCAACTGGGTCTACAACATTTACATATGATTTGCCAGTTGCACCTGAATCAGACTCTTATTCACCAACAACATCGACTCTTAAATATTCAACAATTTCTACAAGTGCATATGGATCTATAGACGAAATAACAGTAACTGAAAGTGGCGGTGGATATGAAATTATTCCCGGAATAACTACGATTACATCTGATTTAGGTAATGGAGCAGTCATTGAGACTTTCTCATCAACGATAGGTAAACCAACAAAAATAACTTTAGAAAATATTGGATTTGATTATCCTACTGATTCCACTTTAAAACCAGAGGCTCTCTTCCCACAAGTTCTAAGAATTACTCCATTAAGTGGTTTTAAATCAATTGGAATAACATCTTTTGGAAGAGGATATAATCAAAATCCAAGTTTAGTTGTTATAGATGGCGTAACTAAAAAACCTGTGACAGATATTGATTTAAGATATAGACCTGAACAAGAAATTGTTGAAATATTAGAAAATACCGAATCATTAAATGATTCAACTCCTACGATTATTCCAATAGGTAATCCAAACGGAATAAGAGCAAAAAATGTTACTTATGATAATAACACTCAAGAAGTGACAGTTACAATGAAAAATACTTTTAGCGGGACTTTGAACGCTATTGGTGAATATATTGATCCTTTCCCATTTAGTGTAGGTGATAAAGTTTTAGTTGAAAATGTAAGTGTTGGAGTAGGTTCCACAGCTTCAGGATATAATTCATCAGATTATGATTATGCCTTGTTTACTTTGACAAGTGTAACTCCAAATTATGGTGGTTTTGGAGTAGTAACTTATAACATGTCAGATTTTCTAGAAAAAAATATTGAGTTTCCCGGTATATTCAATGCAGTTAAATCAAATGCAACATTAGTTCCTGAAAAATATTTTCCACAGTTTGACATAAAATTACAACCAACTGATTTTAGAATAGGTGATGATATACAGATGGTTGACAGTTCTGGAACTGTGGTTAAAGGTGCAGTCTCAAATTGGAATAATTCTAGTAAATATCTAACAGTTGAAAGTAATAGAGAGTTTGAGATTGGTCAAATAATTGAACAAACAAAATTTAGAGGAGAGAGAATTGGAACTAATAATGAATATACAGCTCCAACTGGTGCAAAAGGTATAATAAAAGAAAAAATTAAATTTGAATCAAAATATAATCTTGACTATTTTAATATTGTTGACAATGGTTGGCAAACTAACACTGGATTCTTAAATGACGAGATTCAAAGAGTTCATGATAATGATTACTATCATGCTTTCTCTTATTCAGTAAAATCAAGAGTTCAATATGATGAGTGGAAGGATATTGTTGGATCGCTAGGCCATACAGCTGGATTTAAAAAGTTTGGTAATTTGCAACTTGAATCACAACTACCAACTGAAAGATTTGATGATTTAGTGGTTCGTCCAGAAAGTGTTGTTACTAAATTAGTAGATCTTATCAGTGTTGAGAATTTACAATCTTTCCATGATTTTGATTTAGTATCGGAAAATTATGTTGAAGGATTTGAAAAACCATTTTCTGATGAACTCAACTTTAAATCACGTATTTTAACAGATTTTTCTGAATCTGTATCAAATAGAGTCGTTACGATTGATGACTTTAGTAACTTATTTAATAATAACGCAAGGTCAACACCTTTCGCTGATGTTTATAGGAACAGATTATCTGATGGTAGAGCACAATTCTTTGTAGCTTACATTCAGGACAGATTATTCACTGGCGAAAGACAGATAATGATCATTAATACATTGCATGATACAGGTCGTGGTTTGACAATGATGAATCAATATGGATCTGTTGAGACAACTTTAGATCTTGGGTCTTTTGATTTCGTTATTGATGGTGTTGAATCAGTATTGAGATTCTTCCCAAATAAATTTAGGATCAATGATTATAACGTTGTATTGTGGTCATATCAAATTGATACTAATCAACTTGGAGTCTCTACAACAAATGTTGCAACAGCGACTACATCTATTCCTGCTGAACCATTTGATCCATCTACATCTGAAGGATTAAACGGATCATTAGTAAGTATTCAATCAACTTGTGTTTCAGTTGCTGGTGGTGCTGCTGGCACTGTATTTACATTAGCTGGTATAGGAACAACGGTTTCTGGTCACAGATCAGCAAAATTATTTGTGAGTGTAGAGGGTAGTGATGGAAGTGTTGAGTATGATCAAGTAAGCATAATACACGACGGTACAAACGTTGGATTCCAAGAGTATGGTCAATTAACAATTCATTCATCAGACGCTTATTCATCGACGGGAAATATAGGTACTTTCTTCCCACTAATGGTTGGAAATGATCTTGTTGTAAGATATACGCCGGATGCTGGATTAACGACTGCATTTATTAATGCAACCGCAATCGGTATTGCAACTGAGGGATATATTGGAATCGGATCATATGATATGGCCTACGCTGAAATGTCTGCACAAAGCACAGGTATCTCATCATCTGCTACTCCAGTTGAAGTTGGTATTGCAAGTTATGGTGATAATTATGATGCTGCTTATTGTATTGTTCAAATTGCTGACAAGTTAAATGGAAGTTATGAATTAGCAGAGGTTATGATAATTGATGATTACTCTGATGATGATAATGTGTATCTCACTGAATTTGGTAATGTAAAAGTTGGAACTGCTTTTGCTGGTCTTGGAACGATAAGTGGTAGAAGAACTGGTAATATTACTGAATTGACATTTGTACCAAACGCTGGTATTGGTGTTTCAATCACAACATTCTTAAACTCATTAAGGGTAGAAGAGGATTCAGAATTATTACCAGCAGGAGCCACAAGAGAAGTTGGTGGTGAAGCTGTTAAAGATTTACAAAATGCATCAATAGAAAGTGCATTTGCAAATTATGAAGGAACTGAGTCATCAATAAAAACAAAATTTGCTCTAGAACATAACGGAGATCCTATATTTAAAAAACCATATGATGGTTCAACATCAGAGGTTGTAAATGTAACTGCGAATACAATCACACTACCAAATCATTTCTTTGTGACAGGTGAGGAAGTATCGTACGCACATACAGATAGAAGAACTGGCATATCATCTGCTATAGGAATAGCATCAACAGAGTTCCCTGCTCTTGGAATCACAACCACTTTACTACCATCATCTCTCTTCATTATCAAAAAAGGAGAGAATAAAGTTCAATTAGCAAGAAGTGCTCAAGATGCTTTAAAAGAAGTTGCAGTTCCTCTAGATTTAACTCACGTAGGTATAGGTACATCTCATACATTTACTTCTAAAAATGCAAATACAAGAGTTTTAGTTGCGATTGATAATTATCTACAATCACCGATCGCTGGTAGCGCAGTAACTACCACACTTGATAAAGCTGCAGACAAATCTCAAGATGTAATATTCTTTACTGGTATAACATCATTCTTCGGTGCGGATAATATCCGTGTTAGCAGTGGTAACACCAGTGAGGTAATGAAAATACTATCTGTTGGTATTGGAACAACAAATGGTATTAAAGTAAGAAGACAGAGATTAGGAACATCAATAGCTGGATTCCCAACAGGATCATTAGTTGAGAAGATACGTGGTAATTATAATATCATTGAGAATGAGATAACATTTGCAGAGGCACCTCCCGGAAAGAACCCAATAGGATCAACGACAAACCCTCCTGATGAGAGAGACTTTGTTGGTATTACAACTTCTTCAAGTTTCCAAGGAAGGGTATTCACTCGATCTGGTATTGTAAATGGTACAACAGAAACATACTCTACTAATCATCTTTATGATGATTTGACATCAGATTTCAATGGTAAGAATAGACAGTATGCACTTACCGTAGACAATGCACAAAAAACTGGTATTGCAACCAATAACGCATTGATTCTTATAAATGGCATATTACAAGCACCGGGATCAAATGGTGATTTTGAATTGTCAACTGTTGGATCAGGAACTACAATAACATTTACAGGTGCTGCAAGTTCAGTGGCAAGAGATGTTAATACTGCATCAATACCTGTAGGTGGAGTAATTATATCTGTTGCATCGACAAGTGGATTTGGATATCAACCATTAGTCTCAGCTGGTGGAACTGCTGTGGTATCACTAGCAGGAACAATTAACAGTGTAAGTATAGGTAATACTGGTTCTGGTTATAGATCAGGTATACAAACCGTATCTGTGGGTTTACAAACTGAGGGATTTGATCAGTCTGGTATCACAACTATTGGTCTTGCTAACGTAACTGATGGTCATGTAACTAGCGTTGATATCACTAATCCTCAATTCTTCTACAAACCAAGAGATATTTACAATGTTGGATATTCTTCAATCACTGGCATAACAACTATAACCACTGCATTTGCACATAATTTATCTGTTGGTAATGAAGTGGTGGTATCTGGTATCGCATTTACTTGTGACTACGCCCCAGCTGTAGGAGTTCAAAGTGCAAACTACGATAATACAACTGGCATCATGACAGTAACTACACTCGCTGCTCATGGTTTATCTACAACAGGTAAGAGTAGTGATGTAATATTAACTGGTTTGGCGTTTACTTGTGGACTTGGTGCTACTGTAAATCATATCTACCCAAGAAATAGAGATCGTTTCTTTGATACTGCAATATCAGTTGCATCAACAACAGCAACAACTATAACTTTAGACGTATCTAAATCTCCTATCGGTCAGCAATATACTCACAGATTCATAGGTGCTGCCAGCAGTGCTGTAATACAAGGTGGTGATTATTCTCATACATTCCGATATGCACTTCCAAACGCAGTAACAACAGGTGTCGGAACTCAATTTACACCAACAAATGCAACATATAACGCATCAACTGGAGTATTTGTAATATCAATACCAAGTCATGGTTTATCTACAAATGATACTGTTGGTATTGGTACGAGTTCAATTGTATTCTCATGTGAAATGGATCATTATGGAAGTGACCATCCATATCCAAGACCAACTGATCCGATAGCTGGTATTCAAACTGCAATCACTGCTGTTACCACTAATACAATTACTATTAATGTTGGTAAATCTGAACTTAACTTCTACGACGTATCTGACGCGACCTACGCTGCTGATACAGGTGTATTAGTCCTAACCATAGGTGCACATACATTATTACCCGGAAGAAGTATCAAACTGAAGAAAGAGTCATTAAGATTCACATGCTCAAAGAATAACTACGCAACTCAACACAAATATCCAAGAGAGGGTGATCCAATATTTGATGGAACACCTGTGGTTGGTGTTGCAAGTGCTACTCAATTTACAATTAACGCTGGTATATCAACTGTTCCCACACAGTATGTTTCTGGTGGATTTATACAACCAGCAATAATCGCACCAAGAGCAAACAATAATTCACCGAGTGGTCAAGATGTAGCATTTGACGGTGCATCTGTGATAAGAGTTTTAAGTGCAACTGAGTTTGAAATCAACAGTGGTATATCAACAAGAGCTCATCTTTATGCAAGAGGTGGTAGAGTTGATCAATTAACTAAGATCGTTATTGATGATCCATTATCATATAGTGATATGCAATTGATTCATAGTACATCATCTCCCGGATTTGCTGGATCTGAGGCAAGAGCTGATGTTGTTGTAAGTCAAGGGTCTACTGTGATGGACTTTAAGATCACTAATACTGGATATGGATATGGTGTTGGTGAAATACTTACATTATCTCTTACTGGTTCAGCTGGTATTCCAACAACATCAAGT